CGCCACAGCCGCCGGGTCAACCTGCACCCAAACCATGCAACCGGTCAGGGTTGCGGCCACGTCTATGTAACCGGCGCTGGTCGCATCCGTGATCGTGCCCCACGTATTAGCAGCCACAGCGGACGAAAGGCGGTATTTGAAGGCGATAGCGGTCGCTGTCGTGCTCGCATTGGTCGTGCTGGCTTCGACTGTGATCTTCATACTGTCGGAGGCCGAGGTCGTGGTCAACGCGCCAAAGTACACTAAGAAAGCAACCTCATGCGCTTGGGAAATGTCTACCCACTGGGTTTTAACAGCCGCCACGCCATCTACCGGAGCCACACCCGGAACAACGTTGATATATTCAAGTAAAGCTGAAGTCATTGTATTTCTCCTTTACGCTGAGGCAGCGCCAAGAACCACGAACGGGGACTGCGTCGATCCGCCATTGAAGGGGGTCAAAGCAGAGGCCCACATCGGCTCGCCATCGGTGCGGTAGATAAAGCGGAAAGCGGTTTCGTCATAGGTGAATAGCACATGGATCGAGGAGGCCGAAGCAATTCCGCCCTTGGTGATGGTCTGGTACTGGCTCAAAGACGCCAGCATGATATCACCCTTCGCATTCAACGCCGGGGAGTATTCGTTCTCGATTACGGGCCGTCCGAAGATGGTCCCATAAGGAGCGCCGCTAATCCCACCAGGAGGCATAAAAGCCGGGAAGTTGGTCGCCACAGTCAAGGCCGGAAGTTGTGTCCAGCTATCCTGACCGCAAAGCCAGACGTAATCATTCACGCCCGCCCAACGCCGCGCCCACATCCCCAGGATGTCAGCCAGTAAAATACTTCCGCCGGTATTGCGGGTGACAGTTACCAAACAGGGACTGGTCAGAATGCCCAGCGGTTTGGCAACGCCATCCCCATTCATAAACGCGTCTTCCACTTTGAATTTCAGTTCTTCGGGAACTGTGCGGTTGAGCCAACTTTCCAGGGCAGTTGCATCCTCGAGCAGTTCGTCAGTGGCATAGCACAGGGCCACCACTTTCTTGAGTTTGAGAGTAACTTGGCGGAACTTGGGTTTCGAGGCGGTTTTGGCAGCCGCTTCGCCAATCCAGTAACCTTGTACTCCACCAAAGCGAGAGCCATCTGCCCGGGAGGTTTCGTCAATCGCGTTATAAACCATGCTGTTGGAGTTGGGACCAATCCCATCGGAAGCTACACGGGAAAGGATTTCGCCGGTCTTGTACATCCGATCGACAATGCCACCAGCGACGGTTGGAGCCAGGAGATAGCCACCCTGGGAGGGAATGGCTTCGTTGAGGCCGGTAGCCTTCAACGGGCGTAAGCGTCGGTCTTCCTGGTTGGGATATAGGGCCGCCGTTTTGACGGCCATGAAGAACTCCCCGGCAGACTTGAAAGGCTGTTCAGCTTCATCGGTAACAATAACGATGGCTGGGCCTTTCGGAGCCGGTTCGCTCTTCCGATATTCCTCGACTGCGGCTTTTGAAGCATCCACAATCAGGGCTTTGATTTCATCTTGAGTAAGCTCGGTCATTTTAGTACCCTCTTTTTCTAAAGGATTGATAACAATAATTGTTTCAACGGGTGCCGCATCCACTTCCTTGGATGCCTCTGGCATGGCTGATAACAAAGATTTAAAATATGGAAATTCCTCTGCTAATGATTTAGCCGCAGATAAAGCATTCCCGATTAACATGCGCGGCTCCGCCGGATTAACAGTCAAACTATCGCGCTTCAAGGGCCATTTCAGGATTTCGCCATCTTCAGTTTTCTTAGATTTTCCTCGGATGGCTTCGGTAGAATTACCGACCAATCCTTCTTTTATCAATTCCTCTAACCATTGCACGTACTTTATGCGTCGGTTAAGAACCCGTTGAACAAATACGCCCTTTTCGTCCACTTGAGCAGTTTTCCAATCAACATAACCTAGCACCGTATCATCGTCGGTTTCTTCAAGACCATGCTCAAAATCGACATGCAACATACCACTTTTTGTATATTCACTCTCCAGGTCTGTATTCTTGGAAAAATATTCGCCTTTCGTGCCATTCGCATTGGATCGTTTGGTTAGATCACGGCCACCAAAAAGGACAATGTAATTACCGATGCGCAATTCTTCATTGGTTTGAGATATTGTCTTGAACACATTCTCATCTACCGACTTGGCAGGAGAGCAGATCGCCCCATTTTCAACAGCGTAATCATGGATACCTTGCAATCTCACCGCATCCCGGGATGAATTGCGAGCTCCAATTTTTAGATCATGGGGATCAATGGATTTACCGGTAATAGAGGTATAACAGATGGCGATAGCCGATTTCTTATCATGGCCTTTTGCCATCACTTCATCAACACATTTATCCATCTTATCCCAATCGCCTTCAGGTAAATTTGCATAAGGCATAAGCACCTCCGGTAATTAACAATAAAAAAGCACACGACCCATCTCTGGGTTCGTGCGCTTATCTGCTGATACTATTGCGCCGTCCTAAATCACCTTTTCGCCGCGCATCCCTGCGCCTCTGGCTATCCTGCGAGATAGAACTATTCGATTGAAATCATTATACCATATCTGTCAAGTGGTTTGTACTTTATAAATGGCCAGCAAATATTTGAACGGGTTAGGACCGTCCAGACCATGATTGAACACAGCCACGGGCGCACAGCCAGCCTTGCCAAATATATAACTCAGACTGCGGATATTGAAACTAAACGGGTGCGGGAAACCGAAGCCCTGGTAATAATCATGGTTAGGCACCTCGACCATGAATAGCGTGCCTACGTGCGTGTAATTCTGTACCAGGTTGATGATATATTCGAGTGGGTGATTGAGATGCTCGAGGACATGAGACATTGTGATGAGATCGAATTTCGGCCCAATTGCCTTCTCAAGTTCAGAGAATACTATTTCTGGCATCCACATTAATTTGTGATAGCGTATATCGGGTTCAATTCCTATACTTACAATTTTAAAATTATCCCATAATTCTTTTATCAATGCCCCGGAACTGCACCCAATTTCCAGATTAGTCTTACATCCCTCAAAATATCCCTTGCAAATCTCGACTTGTAACTGCGCCCGGTTCTTCTCAGTTATGCAGTTCTCCGGCGATATGCCGCCAGTCTCAGGATAGAGGATATCCCGATAAGTGCCCTGATAATAATGTTTCGTAAACTCATCCGTCATCCTGGGATTGAGGAAGATTGATCCGCAGGCATGGCAGATTGAATAATGAACCGTTGTTGCCGCGCTTGTATTGGGGGAATATATAGTGTGATCGTAAACCGTAGGTATCTTATCGCCCTGGCAAATCGGGCATTTGTCCAACTGCTCTATTTTGATTTCAAGCATCTGGTCGGTCATTTATCTCAACTACTCTCACTTTCTATTTGCTTTTCAAGATCATCCAATTCGTCTTGAGCTATTTTAGATATTTCAGATTGATCGTATTCCTTATTTATTTCCAGGGTATGTTTTATGACATAACGCTTCCCGTCAATCTCTCCAGCTATCCATAAATTAGCCTCATCCTTGAACCAATTGTCATGAATATGCGTTGCCCATCTGATTAATTTGTTCATCGCTCTCTCACTTTCACTATTCTATTATAACCCCAATTTCTTAATCGTGTAATTGATCCATTTCTGATAAATTTCAGTTATCTTAGATTTCTTTTCAATAGCAACATCCCATAATTTACGCCATCCTATTCGAGCCATAGCTCTTGCCTGGTCATCTCCCGCCAGCCATTTCGCATAACTGGCACGATTGCCGATAGTTGTTGTTTTATCTTTTACTTCTACCCAAAACTGAGTACCATAACGTTCAGAGTTACCTATATTTCCATGTTTCGTCTCTGTACCTCGTCCACGAATATAATAAGGCGTAGGAGGCATATTTGCCGCAGTTGCTGGTGGATATAATCTCAATCCTCTTGTATTAATAATTTCCTTCCCTACTTCTTTTCCGGCTGCCTCTAATCCTCTGTTTATTTCCTGCGGAAATCGGTTTAAGGAATTGGTAAGTTTATCCAATCCGGTTACTTTAATAATAATAAAATCGTCTGGCATATTATATCTTCGTATTGGTATCCATCCAACAACGGCAATTCACGTGCGCTGGTGGGGCATCTAATCCTTCAATACTACCTTCCTCAGTTGTAAATCCTGCATCTATATCGATTTCCATACCATCTAGAGGGGCACAAATATCACAAACCCTGTCATCGTTATTTGTAAACCACATCTTCACCACGCGCACATCGGGAAATTCTTTTTGTATTTCTATTCCCGCCAACTTATTCGCTTGGGCATAACTGCGAGTGATCTCGGTGGTTGCAATTGTCCAGGCTCTGCGCTCATCAAATGGTAATTGTTTTACTACATCTCCGATTGTCATTCCTGGGGTTTCCACAAATGTCTTAACAATCTGACGAATAGAATCTAACGTTGTCTTGTCAATTTCCTTGATGAGTTGACCAGCATATTTACGCGCCCATTTCGCAGCCTCGGTATTGACTGAAGTATAGTTAATCCCAACTAATGATCGTTCAGCAAATAAGTCTATTCCATCCTTCGCTGCGTCAAGGATCATCAATTTCAAATCAATCTCGAATTCATCATCAAATTCAAGATCATCAAAATTAATTGGGATATCCATAACCTTTCGGCCTGTCATAGATAATCCATTGGTTACCTTTTGTAATTGACGATCAAAATGTGATTGAACTATGCGTCTTAGTTTTGCATCTGCTTTTTCTTTGCGCTCCCATCCTGGTTCTCGTTTATCGCGGTGAATAGTCATCGCCTTGACCGCCT